GCTTCACCGAGATCAGGCGCACGATTGGCCGTTCTTGAGATACCGACCTCGCCCGTCTTCGTCCCGCTTTTGCAGCCCGCGCGCTACAAGGGGGTTTGGGGTGGTCGCGGATCGGGGAAGTCGCATTTCTTCGGCGGCCTCATGGTTGAGGAGCACCTGGCGTCACGCGGTCAGCTTTCGGTGTGTGTCCGTGAGGTTCAGAAGTCTCTGGCGCAAAGCTCGAAGCGCCTGATCGAACAGAAGCTCACCGACTACGGCTTGGGCGAGGCGGACGGCTTCCGGGTTCTGAACGACCGGATTGAAACGCCCGGCGGCGGACTGATCGTCTTCCAGGGGATGCAGGATCACACCGCCGAAAGCATCAAGTCGCTTGAGGGGTTCAATCGGGCATGGGTTGAGGAAGCCCAAAGCCTGAGCGCGCGCAGCCTGACGCTTCTCCGCCCGACGATCCGCGCCAAGGGCTCGGAGCTTTGGTTTAGCTGGAACCCGACGCGCAAGACCGACGCGGTTGACGCTTTGCTGAGAGGTCCGACGCCACCGACCGGCGCCACTGTGATCCGCGCCAACTGGTCCGACAACGAATGGTTCCCGGATGAACTGGAGCAAGAGCGGTTGGACGACAAGCGCGACCGACCAGACCAATATGACCACATCTGGGAAGGCGACTACGCCAAGGTGACCGAAGGCGCTTACTACGCGGCAAGCCTGACGCAAGCGCGGAAAGAAAACCGCATCGGCTTCGTGGCCCGCGATCCGAACATGGCGATACGGACCTTCTGGGACCTTGGCCGGCGCGACCATACGGCGATCTGGGTGGCGCAATGGGTGGGTCAGAAGATCACCCTGCTGGACTACATCGAGGGCTCGGGCCAGCCTCCTAGCTACTACTTCGAGGAGCTACGCCAGCGCGGCTATCGCGGCTGCATGGTCTATCTGCCGCACGACGGTTCTAGGGTCGGACCTGAGAACCACAACGGCAAGAGCTACGAGGACCAGGCGCGGGAAGCCGGGTTCGACGTTGAGGTGATCCGCAACCAGGGGCCATCGGCGGCCATGCTTCGGATTGACGCGGGTCGGCGGTTGTTTCCCTGCATGTGGTTCAACGAAGCGACGACGGCGGACGGGCTTGAGGTGTTGGGCGCGTACCACGAACGCCGCGACGACAAGCGCGAGATTGGCCTCGGGCCTGAACACGATTGGGCATCACACGGCTGTTTTCACGGCGACACCGAAGTCTTGACGCGTTACGGAAAGCGTCGGATAAAAGAACTTCCAAATCAAGGGGAAGTTCTAACGCCATGTGGTTGGAAGCGGTACGTTGCGCCAAGGGTGACGAAGAGGGATGCCCCACTTGTGGAGGTGGGGTTCGTCGGCGGATATTCGGTGAAGTGTACGCCGGATCATTTGTTCTTGACGGCGAGCGGGTGGAAATCCGCAGAGAGCCTGCAAGCGGGTTTGCTGATCCAATCAGCCTTGACCCGCTCACACAGTATTTCGATGGCGGCCTCTACCGCCTCTGGCCTTCTGAGCGGTATCTGTCGCGCGGCGGTCAGCGTCTTCACCGCAATGTCTGGCGGGCCGCGTTTGGCGACATCCCTCGCGGGTGCCACATTCACCACAAGGACGGAAACGTCCTCAACAACGCGCTATCAAACCTTGAGTGTCTGCCCGCCGATGAGCATCTTTCGCTCACATGGCACGAGCACAGGTCGGGGCGGACTGAGCACTTCAACGACAAGGCCCGAACCGCTGCGGCTGCTTGGCACGCCTCTCCAGAGGGTAGGCTTTGGCACAGCCGCCACGCGCAGCGCTCTAAGAGCTGGACAAAGTGGAAAAGAGAGCCTCGGGCGTGTTTCCACTGCGGCGAGACGTTTGATTGCCTCATTCGGGCGAACGCCCACGAGCAAAAGTTTTGCTCCTCACGATGCAAGCAGGCGTCTTACCGCGAGCGCGGCAAAAGCAGCGAGTACGCCGCTCGTTATCGAGAGCGTCAAAAGGCTGACCGAGAGGGCTGACGTTTGGGACATCACCGTCCCTGATGGCCATTGGTTCGCGCTTGAGAACGGTGCCGTTGTTCACAACAGCGACGCCTTCGGGCTTCTGGCGGTTGCGTATGAAGAGCCGCTGATCGCGCGGAAGCCAAAGCAGAACTACGTCGGGGCGGGAGGCTGGATGGGTTGATGGACGAGATCAAGGAAGCCCGCGAAGCCTTCGACCATATCGCAGAGTATGAGTCACAGGCCCGCCAACAGTTCGAAGAGAACATCCGCTTTGCGATGATGGAGGAGCAGTGGCCTGAGGCCGTGCGCCGTCAGCGTGAACTGGACGGGCGCCCTTGCCTCACGGTCAACCGCTTGGCCGTGCTTGGCCGGCAGGTTGTCAACGACGCCCGCCAGAACAAGCCGGGGATTATCGTCAGCCCCTCGGATGACAACGCCGACCCCGAGACAGCGGAGATATTCAGCGGCCTGATCCGCAACATCGAGGCGTCGTCCAACGCCGAGGTGGCCTACGACACCGCGCTGGAGCAGGCCGTGTTCGGTGGGTTCGGCTACTTCCGCATCAACACCGCCTACACGTCCGACGACACGTTTGAGCAGGACATCGTGATCGAGCGCATCGCCAATGCGCTCAGCGTGTACGGAGACTGTGACTCCACGGCGGCGGATTCGAGCGATTGGAACGTCGCCTTCGTCACGGACAACATCTCCAAGGCCGAGTTTGAGAAGCGCTTCAAGGGCGCTGATCCGGTCAATTGGGAAGACGACGCCTGGCGCGATGTGGGTTCGCCCTGGCGCGACGGCGATCAGGTGATGATTGCGGAGTGGTGGACGCGCGAGGAGGTCAAGCGGTCGATTGTGCTTCTGTCTGACGGTACGGTCATGGATGCGACCGACTACGCCGCGCAGAAGGAGCTATTCGACGCCATCGGGCTTGAGGTGACCGCCGAGCGGGACGTGAAGTCGCACAAGGTGGTGCAGCGCATCATGTCGGGCGCGGAGGAACTGTCCAAGGTCGAGTGGGCGGGCAAGTACATCCCGATCATCCCGGTCTACGGGACCGAGGTGAACTATCGCGGCAAGCGTTACTGGCGCTCGCTGACGCAAGGCGCGATGGACGCCCAGCGCATGTTCAACTACTGGCGCACGGCGGCGACGGAACTGGTCGCGCTTGCCCCCAAGGCCCCGTTTATCGGCCCCAAGGGCGCGTTCGTGACCGATGCGGGAAAGTGGGCGTCCGCCAACACGCAAAGCCATGCGTTCATTGAGTACGACGGCGCAACACCGCCCCAGCGCCAAGCCTTCGCAGGTGTTCCAGCCGGCGCGGTGCAGGAGGCCCTAAACGCCGCCGACGACATCAAGGCTACGGTCGGCATCTTCGACGCGGGTGTCGGCGCGCGGTCCAACGAGACCAGCGGCGTCGCCATCCGTCAGCGGCAACTAGAGAGCGACGTTTCGACGTTCCACTTTATCGACAATCTGTCCCGCGCCATCCGTCATGCGGGCCGGGTGCTGATCGACCTTATTCCGCAGGTCTATTCGGTCCCGCGCGTGGTTCGCATCCTGGGCATCGACGGAACGCCCGACATGGCCCGCGTGAATGAGCCGGTGACGGAGCAAGTGCGCGACCCCGAGACCGGCCAGGTTCAGGAGATCAGCAAAATCTACGACCTCGGCGCGGGCAAATACGACTGCGTGGTCAAGGCCGGGCCTTCGTTCTCGACGCAGCGCGAGGAAGCCGCCACGCAGATGATCGAACTCATCCGCGCCTATCCCGACGCGGCTCCGCTGATCGGCGACCTTCTCGCCAAGAGCCTGGATTGGCCCGGTGCGGAGGAGATTGCCGAGCGCATGGAAATGATGCTTCCGCCCCAGCTTCGCGGCGAAGGTGCGGAGGGCGCGCCCGCCGGCCCGCCGCAAGAGGAAGTCGCGGCGATGATGCAGCAGATGCAGACGCAATTGCAGGCGCTCGCCACCGAGAACGAACAGCTTAAGGCGCAGTACGAGCTTAAGGCCCAGGAGATTCAGGTGAAGGCGTTCGACGCCGAGACCAAGCGCATCCAGGCCATGAAGCCGACGCCGCTCCCGAAAGAGGTGAGCGCCGCCGCATAGAGATTCCGGCGACCCCGGATCACCGCGCCGTCGAGATGACGCCGCAATCCCTGAGAAGGAACCCAATGTCCGAAACCGAGACCAACCCGGCGACCGAAGAGGTCGAGGGAGTCGAGGCCGAGGCGGAAGCCACGACCGAAGACCAGACCGAAGGCTTGGAAACCGAGGCGACCGAAGGCGACGAGCCCGAGGCCGAACCGGAGGAAGAGACCGAGGAAGTCGAATGGGACGGCAAGAAGTACGCTCTGCCCAAGACGCTCAAGGCGGGCTTGATGATGCAGGCGGACTACACCCGCAAGACGCAGGAAGTCGCGGAACAGAGGAAGGCCCTGGGCGCCCGCTATGCGGAGATCGAACAGCAAGCCGAACTTCAACGCGCCACCCTGACCGAGCGGGTCCAGCTTGAGACCCTGACGGGCCAGCTACAGCAATTTCAGTCGCTCGATTGGGACCAGTTCGAGTCTCAGTACGGCGCGAGTGCGGTTGCCAAGGCGATGGCCCAATGGCGAGGGCTGGAATCCAAGGTCGGTCAACTGACCTCGGAAATCACCGAAAAGGAAACCGCGATCCGTCTGCAAAAGGACCAGGCCGCCGAGGCCGCCTTGCAGGAAGCGGATAAGATTCTTTCTCGGGAGGTGCAGGGCTACGGCCCGGCGCTTGTGCAGCAGGTGGCGCAAGTCGCGGTCGCGTATGGCATCACGCCGGACGAGATCAAGGCTTCGTTCATCAGCGACGACGGCGAGCCCGACATTCGGACCTTCAAGGTTCTGTCGGAACTGGCCACGCTTCGCGCCAAGGTCGCCGAGTACGAGTCCAAACAGATCAAGACGGATCAGGTTCGCAAGATCGCCAAGGTCCAGCCCGCGCCGACTGTATCCCCGAAAGGTGGGCAGTATCGCGCCGGATTGGACGACAGCCTTCCCACCGACGAATGGGTCCGTCGTCGCAACGCGCAGGTGGCGAAAGCCCGAGCGCGTTAACCGCAACAGCAGCGTCGGATGACGCCGCCCCTCCCCGTGCCGCTTCGGCGGCCAGAAGGAACTTATCATCATGGGCAACACAGTCCTCACATCC